GCAATGTTGAGAGCAGCATCATCGAGTGCAGAAGTCCAGTCATCAAGATGTGTGTATGCGAGGAATTTGTTTCCACGTGTGAAGTTGCCGCCTTGAATACCCCAAATGAGTTCTTTTGTTGGATGGTTGAAATTGAGTTGAGTGGACATTGATGTCGATCCACTTGTCGATGTTGGGACATTGTCAGATCCAGTGAATTGTAATTGTTCAATGAGATATTCATGACCGACTTGTGCAAACCGACGACGTTCTTCAGTATCAAGGTAGATATAGTTAACTAAAACTGATGCATCCTTGATTGAAAGATTATTAGTATTGAATCCAGTTGTGTAAACGCAAAGTTTTGCGGCTTCATTAAAGTCGATTTCGAGACGAACTTCGTGGTATTGGAGTGCAATTAAAGGTAATGCTAAACCGGGGTTACGGCAGAACCAGAAATTGAGTGGGATGTACATTGTGTACTCATCCTTGAATGTTCCATTAGCACGTGGATCAGCGAGTTGTGTTAATTCGGGAACATCACCGATCATTTTCTTGAGTGAAAGTTCCTTTTCAGTGGTATGTGTCAGTTCATACCAAATATTCATCCATGTTCCGTAGTGTTTGTCGATTTGAGAACCACCGATTTGAACTTCGATGTTCTTAATGAGTGCATAACCGAGACGACGAACCCATGCGAATTTACCAGCAAATGTGGTGTCTTGAACATTATTAACTGTGACCATGAGATACATTTCGGTAATCAGATCACCATTGCGAGTGATCGTTACTGTTGAATGACGTCCGAAATCGGGATTGCCGTTCAGTGTCACTTTCGATGCTTCCATCGAAAAGTTAGTGTGACGTCTATAAACAACTTTAAAGAAAGTGATTTGTGGATTGCCAGTCAGATATACATCTTGTGCACCGTACGCGACGAGTTGCATTAAACCTCCTGCCATCTTATGTTTGTTATATTGTAGTTTTAGAAAAAAATTATTCTATATTATTTATTTGCATATTTTGAGTTAATATATCATGATGAATGGGAAAAGTATATCATAATATGTTTTTCTATTGTTTTGAAGTAATATATGTAAATGTATGAAAAGTAATATATGCACACAAGATAAAAAAACGCATCACAAATATATAAAATTATCGTTGAACTGTTTAAAAACCGCAACTTAATTTCACGCGAAGCGCAATATATCAGTTACGATGAATTGAGCATCGAGATGGGATTGATAAGATGCCGACAAATTTTATCGTAATCATCATCTTTATTGTATTTCTTAGTTATTTCTATTTGCTTATCATTAATCATTCGCGCAGTCCAGCCGTTTTGTCGAGCGTTTTTGATGATTACTAATTGCAATGTAACTATTAACAAATGTCTTGAAAAATTATCACCAAACATTTTAACTTACCCCCTTATAATAAAACAATATCTTATAACTTTCATTAAATTTCCCCATCCGAAATTGTGCAAAAATTGAATAAAAATTACATGAACAATATATAAAAGTAAAATGTCAATTATAACCAATCATAATAACATGCTACGTTCCAGACCAGAAAAAACGAAAGTTCAAAAAACTGCGTGCACACTCGATGAAACACATCAAAATCAAATGGACACTTTTAAGAAAATGCGTGATAATTTGGAAAATAAGAAAAAATTACTTAACGATAAAACAAATGAACTTAAAAAATTGGAAAATATGAACTGTCGAGAATTGTCACAAAATGATATGTATCGCAAAGTCGGATTGAAAAACGAGATCGAAAAAATAAAAAAAGATATTTCGAGAATATCAAGTTGTGAGTACGAATTGGAATATTTTAACAAAACAAACTCAATTTTGATGCAATATTATGATATGTTAGAATCGCGACACCAAGATTGTAATTCAGAATCAGTTATGCCGTATGTCGATTTGACCAATTACAATAAAAAACAAAGTAAAAAATCAAATCGTAATGAAGAACAACAAAATAACATCCTAACTTACTTTTTCAGCGAACGTGCAAAAGCACCAGAAAATAATACAGATAATGATGTATCGAAATCTGATACAGATGTTCCATATAAAAGCGAACCAATAGTCCCCCCAAAAAATAGGGCTACATTGCATAAACAATATTTATGTGTCATGAATAATTATGGTAATTCATCAGGACGTTCATATGATATAGTAAAATTTTGTAAAAAATGCCATTGTGAAAGAACTCTCGTTCAAAATGAGAGTGCTTATACATGTCCAAAATGTGGAGAAGTGGAAATCGTTTTAATGGAAAGTGATATTCCAAATTATAAGGATAGCAATACTGAAAAAACATCTTACCCATATAAACGTCTGAACCACTTTATTGAGTGGTTGAATCAATTTCAAGCGAAAGAATCGACTGACATTCCAAAAGAAGCGTACGATATGATAACAAGTGAATTGACACATTCACGTATTGGCAATATTAAGAATATGTCAGTGACGAAGATGAAAGAAATATTGAAAAAATTAGGACTACATAAATATTACGAACACATTCCAAGTATTATTAGTCGAATTTCTGGAAAACATCCTCCAACTATTAATAGAGAGACTGAAGAACAACTCAAACAAATGTTTAAAGCAATACAAGAACCATTTGCCAAACATAGACCTAAAAATAGAACTAATTTCCTAAGTTATTCATATGTATTACACAAATTTTTCCAAATATTAAATATGCCTGAATTTGTTGAAAGATTACCATTACTCAAAAGTCGGGAAAAATTAAGATCACAAGATAAAATATGGAAACAAATTTGTGACGATTTAAATTGGGAGTTTCATCCAAGTATTTAATTTTTACTATTTCATAAATTATAATGCATCGATTTGTATTATAATTTGAAAAAACGCACCAAATGTAAAATGTCCATATGTAAATTCTTTGTGTATCAGTATAACAAAATGACAATTGAATTATAAAATGATAGATTGCGTATAAATACTTAAAACTTTATGACTTATGAATATTATAAATAAAATATGTCTATTCCAATTGCATCAGAAACTCGTATGGTTGATCCAGAACAACAAGTTGAGCAACCAACTGAAAAGACTAAAGTTGATGCGAAAATTGATTATCTTGACGAAGATCCTATCATTCCCGGGCAAGAATGGATATGTATTTCATTTTTATCACCAGAAAAAATCAAAAATTGTAAAGTAACTGGTTTTAAATTTAGGGGTGCATTTCCGACACAAGAACTCGCTGAAGCACACGCGAAAAAAATTCAATCAAAAGATCCGTATTTCAATATTTTTATTGGTTCGGGATTTAGATGGATTCCATATAACCCAGATCCAGAAACAATTGAAAAACAAGAATATTATGAAAAGGAACTGAACGATCTTATGAAATCAGTGAAAGATGAATTAGAGACAAAGAAACAAAGTGCAAAAGAAAGAGCGCGAAGTAAGACTGATGAGATCAAAGTAGGAAATTCGAAAGAAAGCGGTAAGACTAAATTGCGTTTACAAAAGGAAGCACTGAAGAGAAAACAAAAAACTCCAGAGGAACAAGTTGCCGTAAAAGAAATGGAAGAGAAAGTCATTGCTGAGAAAAATGAAACAGAGAAACAATTAGAAGAAAAACGTAAAGATTTAGATGAAGTGAATAATAGTGTTCACAAACTCGAAGAGACATACGCAAAATTGCTCAATAAGACGGTGAAACATTAAATATATTGTGATTGATTTTAATTTGTATTTTTCATTTAACCTAAATGAAAAAATTTGTTTTTTACCTTATTATAATAAATTTTGTATTGTTCGAAAAAAATTGAATAATCATATTGATTGAGAAATCTTATCATGATAATTAACAATTAAGAGAGGAAATAGTTGTTGTTTTGCAACAAGAGCAAATGACTACACCATCGAAAGCACCGAATGCGGATTTTGAGCAAATCCCAACATGCCATGGAAAGTGGGGAGATGATGAAACTGAAGTTGCCCATCCAATCACATCATGTTCAGTTTCTTACGCTGCGATTGTTGTTGCTGGAAAAGATGCTACTGAACAACGCAATGTGGAAGAAAGGATGAAGAGAGGAAAAGCGGAAATCGAACGCAAAGAAGAAGAGAGGATCGCACAAGAAAAACTCAAGTTGGAACGTCAACACGCCTTGGAAGAAACACGTCGCCAAGAGGAAGAAAAGGAAAAGGCACGTTGCGTCGCACAAATGAAAGCATGTGAAAGTGTCACATGTCCGAGGTGTGGAAACACCAAAAGTCCGATGTTCGCCATGTGCAGTCAGTGTTTCACCAAGGAGAAGAAATGCCCAAAGTGTCATGGAAGCAAAAATCCTTACGCCACTTTTTGCCCAACATGTGTTTCCGCTGAACAAGTGTGTCCAACATGTGGAGAAATGAAATCCATCCATCATCCGACATGTTTCAGATGCGCCTACGCAAAAACACACACATGCCCAAAATGTGGAGGACACAAAGCAGAAGAGTACCCAATGTGTTTTGAGTGTTCCAAGAAAAAGCGCCGTGATCCGAGCACTCAACACTGAACAACACTGAGAAAAAGCAAATGTTAATATTTTCGTTCAATTTCTTTACTCAAATAAAAATGAAAAAATAAATCATTTTTACAATCAATATATAAAATTTTGTTTATAACTAATAATATTATAATATAACACTCGAACAAAATGACGAACGATCTATCAAACGACGAACTCTATAATTACATTGTTAAATTTGATATATTTCATGTTGATAATTGGTATGATGATCTAATTAATCCATCTGATTTTCCAACATTTAGTGAGTTTTTGAAAATGATATACAACGATAAAAAAAGTATTTCCGCTTGTTCAAATAAAGTAACAAATTCGAACGAGAGTGAAAAAAATGAACTAACTAAAATTGATAATCTTGGACATAA